AGGGAAGTTATTAAGCGTATCTATACGCTTGATAGCGTTGTCTATATTGACTACTAGAGCCGCTGTGACTGCTGCGCCAACAGCAATAAACGCACCTGTGCCTATTTTAGAAAGTGTATCGAAACCGCTAGACAATGATTTTAGCCGACCATTGAGCTGATTACTAGCAGCGTCAAACTTGCCCGTATCTAAGCCCAGCTCATAATGAATGCTACCAATATTTTGGCTAGCCATTGTCAACTCCTACGCCATTTCTATCGTAATGATAATGACACTTGGCACAAAGCCTTAGCCAATCGCTGCGCTCACGCCTGTACTCACCAGATATATTAGCCCAATGTATTAAGTAGTTACTTTGTTTTGTTTCGTTACAAAACTCGCAAGTCATGGGCGCGCCCCAATAGCGATAAGCCCACTTGTGTACATCTGAATATTGCGTCTTGCCAGCTTTAGGGTTTGTGTAAGTATGGTCTTGCAATCTTTTGGCGTGTGAAGCTCGCATTTTCGCTTTGGTTTCTTCTGTCATTTTTTTGCCATACATAGGGTTGCCAGCACCAGTTCTTTTTTCAGCCAACTCTGGGCGCGCCTTACCAAGCCAATGCTTAGCATGGTTCTGGCTTATCTTCTGTCGCCTAAGCATTTCTTTAGGACTAGCCATAATTAGCCTTTCACGTTCCTAACTTCTTGTAATATGCCATGCAAACCCTGACTTTCTTTTTCGAGTTTCTTTAGTGTACTTCGACCTTCTTTGCCGCTCATACCAAGCGAAACACGTAATGCGCCGTCAATATTTTCACGAGCTTTTATTCTAAACATGCTATTGACTAGACTAAAAAACGACACCGCAAACTCATCAAGGGTATCAGCTAGACTGTAGTGATAAAACCTCATGAATTGCGGTACAATCATTAGCCAGTCCTCTTTTTGTTGTTCTCGTTCTTGGATGCTTTTGGGTTTGCGTCAAACGACACCCCCTTATTAGCAAGTTCTTGATTTTCGCTAGGGCTTACAGTCATCATCATTTGTGCAATCAAATCCATCATTACATCTATCGGCAAACTCACATCTTTAAGTTCTGGTATTAAATCTGCTAACACATAATAAAAATCAGCTTCAGCTTCAACTATTTGTTCTCTAGTAGTATCATTGGGATTTTGAAAAACCGTACCAAGCTTGTTCAAGATAAAGATGTGGCGCAGTTTAAGTGGCGCACATTCCGTAGTTTGCTCACCAAGCGTTACGGTGAATGGTTCTGGTTGTAAATCGCTAATTTTCAATGCCATGATATTGTTCCTAACTTATTATTCCATTATTCTTATACACTAATTGTACAGTAAGCTTGACTATCTTTGCATATTCCAAATCTCGGCTCACATCTTCAACGTTACCTAGCACCAGCATTGTGTAAATAAAGTTATCGGCAGCTTCGGTGGTGTGCATACGATGAATGTGATTTTTGATATTTTCTAGCAGAGTTACAGCGTCAGCAGCACTGGTGTTTTTGGCGTAAATATTTACTACCGCTTCTTGCATTGGTACGTAATTATTCTGCAAGCCACCGATACGCTCCACCCATATACCGTTTATGCCGTCTGGTATCTGACTGACAAATATATCCGTACCGAGTGTACCGAAGCCTGACGTATCAAGATAGTTAGCTAGAGCTAATGCAATTTCTTGGCTCATATTCTTGCCCTCGCAGCGTGTTTGGCTAATGTGCGTGCAAAGTTTGCAACTGCTTTTTCACCGGCGTTTTGTAAGAAGTGTGCGCCTGTGCCTGGTGTAGTATAGTTTCTGACTCGTCTGCGACCATCACCACCAAACTCTTGAAAGCGGGCGTATTCTACCCAGAAGCTGACTCGGCGTTTATGTGTACTAACTACACTCATCACACTTTCTCTACGTAATGCACCTTTACGAAATGGTGCGCGATTGCGAGCGTCTATCAGCACATCTTTTGCAGCTTCATCTAATGCGTCAGATAAAACATTTTTACTAACCCTACCAAACTCAGGTAGTCGATTAACTACTTTTGCTTTTGTTGTCATTATGATATAACTCCATATTTAAGCAGCTCGACCTTAATAAATTGCACTGCCGTTTCGCGAAGCCTACGTGCTTTAATGACACGCTCCACCCTAAAAAACTCACCCTCAATTTTCAGTATATCTTTACGTTCAACACCGCTATCTGGCTCAAACCAAGCCATAGCGTCTGACTGTATCTGTTCGTTCGTATCAGCACTTACCTGTTCGGTGATAAAGCGAAAGTGGCAAGGCAGTGCAACCTCAGAAGTAGAGGTGTAGTCGCCATACTCATTACGAGTCTGCACTTGCTTATAAGCGGTATTGAGCATTGGTGGCTTCACACTCTATACTCCTGGGAATATAAACTTCAGCTTATCTAAAGCGTCTTTGGTCTGCTCGTTTGCGTATTCAATAGAGTAGCCCTCGATACTTTCACGCTTGACGTTATCAGTATTGGTTACTTCGCTTTCTAGTGCGCTAATCATTGCGTCTTTAACAATCGCTAGAATATCGCTGTCACCGTAGATACTGTATTTAGCGGTTACTTTGACAAAGTTGAAGCCACGTATTGCCTTGCCATAACGAAAGCGCACCATAGTCTTAAGAGTGCGGTTAATCGGCTCTAAGGTGTAATCATCACTATCAAGCGTTTCAATAGTGTTGCCAAACTCATCAACAATCACAACAGAAGCAATATCGGTGCATGGGTCAATAGATAGGTGCTGTACGCCACCATCGTAGCTTCTAGGAGTAGCAGTGGCTTCTTCAACATCAGAGCCAATCATACGCTCCACATAAGCCTGTGTCGCTGCATTTACGATATTAAAAGACGTTTCTTCACTAGCTGTGAGCGACCTACCTATGCGAGCTTCAACGTCTGCTTTTACTATTAGCACTTCTGATTTCCCTTATTTTAAGGCTGTTGTGATAGTCCTTACGCCTTTTATTATACGCTGTCAAGCTCTCGCCTGGTAGTCTTTCGAGCTTGTCAATACCATCACGATATTCTCGTAATCTGATTAGTGCTGAATTGTAGTAATTTCGTAATGACATCCTATGTGCATAGTACCACAAAAGAATAGAGAGCCGACAATCGACTCTCATATTCTTTACCTGGTACTTGGCTAGGAAATGTTAGCTGGACCAACACGACCGAGCAATCGACCATCAGTTGCAGCTCGACTTTCATCGACAAGCGCAGTGAATGTAACCTCGTAAACTGACTGTTCGTCAATCTTGTAACTTACGGTTGCGTTTTCTGTCGAGACAGCCTTGAAGAACGTAATAGTTCGTTGTCCATCAGTGTTTTTACCTTGCGGTGTAATCACTAGCTGAAGTGCGTCATCGCGTAGACTATACCCAGCTTTTGTTCCAAAATGCAGATGGTCATCGGCTGCGCCAACATCATAATCTGCTTCTGGGACTACATAACTGAGTACGCCAGGCGTAATCTCAGCGAGCTTGAGCTTAACAGTAGCTTTCTGTCCTGCAAGTACGTAATCCACAGGGGTATTTCCGTACAGGTCAGTTTTAACTTCTGTTAGCTCTCGCTCGATTTCGATTTCAGCACCATCTACGGTGTGTCCTAAATCAACACCGCCAAGAGTAACCAGGCTGCCAGCAGCAACATATAGGTTGTTAATGTTAGCCATATTGTACTCCTTTTAGATTAGATTTAAGATACGGTACCGGTTCCAATTACCACGAACGCACCCTCGAAGCGAGTCTGTGGTACTGCCCGGAGAGTAGCACGTACAGCCCAACTGTCTTGAGTGATTAGGTTGATGTCTGAGCCACCAGCATCTTTAACAACACCAGAGTCGAACACCTTAGTTTCAAGCACACGCTTGACGTGTACCATCACTCGGCTTAAATCACCGAATACGGCAAATGCTTCGTTTGCAGTAATATCGCCTACAGCTGGGAGAATATCTACCAACTCTACAGCTACACCGTCAACCGATGGGGTAACTGACTGTCCTGGACCACCAAAGAGGTAGTTAGCAGCACTGTTACTTCCATCACCCGACTTCTTCTGACGTAGCAAGTTCCATACGGTTGGGTGCATATAGAAGCGACCATTACGGCGCGCACTAGATACAACCTTGTACATGGCGTTCATCAAGTCATCAGCGTCAAGGTCGGTGATAGCAGAGCCAACAGTCTGAGTCTTATAAGCGTCAGAAACAGCAGCACTGAGTAAGCCATGAGTCGAGTCGGTGAATACCAACTGGTCAAACAGTTTAGCGCGTGCGCGTGCAATTTCGTTAGCAGCGTCTTGGAACATGTCAATCGCACTGTCTTCTGCAATTTCACTTGTGAGTACGAGCGTAGCAATGTACTTTTCAAGTGCAGCAGTAGCAGCATTGTAGGTTAGCTTTTGAGCATTCTGCGCAGTAGCTTCACCGGTTTTGGTGAAAGATACTTCGTTAGTGCCGCTCAAGAGAGTTACACTGTCGCGGTCAGTACGCCGAACATTTGCGAGACGTGATGCAGTACC